CGGGCCTCCTGGGGTAACTAGAGTCGTGTCGGTACTGCAGTCATAACCACCCCAAAGTATCTGAGGTACGAAGTTAGCCAATTTGAGCCACAAGTCATACGTGGCTGGCCACTCGTACTTACGGATCGGATCAGCACACGCCCAAAAGCGTAGCTGATTCGCCACGCGTATGACATCAGTCATGCGCGTGGGCTTCCGTTTCAAATAGAAAGGAGTTACATCAACACCTAATCTATAATGACCACCACAGGACTCCCGAAAGGGCCCTGCTGAAAATGACTTCTGGCTGTTAAGAGAGAAACCAAACTCTCCTAACGCCCAGGAAACCATCTCATACGCCCCAGAGGGACATATGATATCATCACCATAGATAGATACGATGCCCGGATAGCCCTCGAAATAGGTAACAGTTCGAACAATCGCATAGAAGATTAGCGATTCAAGTTCGAACGTAAAACCGTTACCCATCGAAGAGAACATCTCCGTACGGTAGTTCGTACCACGGACTTCAACAGACTGACTCCGAATATCGTTAAGATAGAGGAACCAATCAGCAGGAAGTAGTGCCCGAACGGTCTCAACCGTAATCGTGTCAGAAGCACTAGACAAATCAAGCGTAGCGAGAGATCCATTCAAGGATCCCACGTGTGCAAGTCGCCTATTTACACTCTGATCGTTTAGGTTAATTCCGAAACGAGAGAGACGGCGGCGTATATGACGTCCGACGCCCTTTTGTAAAAACATATTGAGGTCAGGCTCTTTACAAGCACATCGATCAATATCCGTTTTCTTTGGAACAGTGAACAGCTTAGCACCTTCAACCTCTGTAATGAGGGAGAAGACGTTAAACTGTCGCAGAAGTGGTGATAGCCGATGTATTAAATCGACGTATTGGCTCACTTCTGCCGTAGCATCTGCCTTATCGGAGAACTTAAAAGCCGGAAGGCTCTCAGTTCTGCGACGACTAGTGGAAGCTCCTCCAGAGAAACTCCCGAGAACAATATCGTCCTCGAGGTCACCCAGAACGGAGGAAACAATCCGTCTAGCAAACTTAAGAAACGCCGCGTAGGTAACTCTGGGCAGTATATTATAGCCCGGGTCCCTTACGGCCAATCGTTCATTAGTGACACGATTGGTTTCCTCAGTAGCTAACCACTTATCGATAGCGCTTTCACGGCGCACCGAGGCGGGGGTTAGTCCTTCATCACAATACTTTGAAAGGTATTCTGACTTAAGATAATCTACTGCGAAGTCGTCTCCCCCATCAAACTCCGTGAGGAGTCCGACGATGGTGTTAACGGCAGCGTCGGAGAGTTTAGTGTTGGCATCTTGCCATACACCAGCTCCCGACTCACGTTTGTTCGGTCGATGCTTACGCATTCGTTAGATCCTTTTGGATTCATGAACGAGAACATGTATAGGATGAGTCCCATACACATGACGAGCACCATCATCCCAAAGAAAGGGATGACGTAATCGCGATGGGGATCAACCCCACTTTGATTACCAGGCGTTGTCACTAGAAGTGCCGACTAATAAATGTCGGAGAGCTTGACGACCATGTCATTAAGCTGCGTCTGAGACGCCGCCAATGCATTGGCCAGCAAGCCGACCGTGTCGGCTCGTTCTTGTTCGCTGCTGAGTGCATCGAACGTGAAGTTAACTTCCGCGTACGAAGTCCGAACGACCACGGGGGATGAAACCCCATTGATCGTTTGAGTCTGCGTAACGGGAATGACTAACTTCACGGTTGGACGATACTTACCGTTCGAGTTACGGAGGGAAGCGGTAAACCGCGGATTTCCGGCAGGAACAGTCGTCTTTTCCGAGTAGACGTGTACGCCGTTGGTGTCATCACCGTCGGGGGTATAAGTATGCGCGACAGGAGTCGTCGCCCGGTCATTGATGACCAGGTTGGTACGTGCTGACATGTTGTCAATCCTTTATTTATTAAGGAGGATACTAGATTTCCTAGCGTATAGATGCCCTCTTACCGCTTAAAGCGATTATTCCCAAAGCAAGAGCTTTGAGAGGTCGATCAAAGCGGAACGGGTCAGTATCAAACCAGAGTCCAGGAAGGGGCCAGTTGGTCAAAGTCGACCGCGTGTAATCTTCCAGTACCCAGTCAAAAGTTAGCTTTGTTTCCGATATAGGGGCCGCTTTGGCCACATAATCGAAATCAACTCCACCACTTTTCAGCTTATACGAAACCAATTGTGATTCCGTAGTTCGGCAGGATAACGATCCGTCGATGAAAAGTAAACCTATCGGAGCAGTTAAAGCATACAGAACTGGGCCAATTGGAAGGATCCAATCAACACAGAAACTGAATGGGACTAAGTCCCATGCTAATCCGAGTGGGTTCACAAGCCCTAGCTGGTTTAAAGAGCGTAGCGCACTAGTATTGGGATCAAGTTGACCCCAAACAGTACACTTTACGTGCTGAGTGATGGACCCCGAAAGGACCTCCATACGGCTACGCGAGAACGCACCAAGAACACGCGGTTTCACAACCGGCATTCTATGGGCGGTCCCAACACCCTTAAACAGAAGAGTTTTAGCTCCCTGCTTAACAGCTAGTTGACCCAAGGTGTGGATATCCTGCATCAATGGTCTAAGACCATAAACATAGGCCAAGTATTCTTGAGCAGCCGTTGTTAATGGGCCAGCACGACGCAAGTCGTAAGCTGACTTAATCAACAACTTCTTCCAAGATTTAACTCGGAACGCAAATTCCAACGCTTCCGACAATATCGCCGACTTCGATGAAAAAAGACGTAACGTCTGACCGAGGGTGGCAAGGTTCTCGCCAAGATTAACCTTTTGATCGGCAATCTTGTTAAGAGCCTTTGTTACAGCTTCGTTGCGGGCATCCTGAGGGATACCCGAAACAGAAGAGCGATAGCCTGGTGTACATATTGCACCAATTTCTCTACCACTGTCCTGTCCGCCTGACAATTGCCACCGACCGCCCAGATCTCCAACGCGGTAGGCACACTCATAGAGTGGCCCACTACGATTGAGCTGGACGCTCTCGTGGCTATATGCAGTCGACTTACGAAATGATGTACCTCCAGAGAGCAGAACAACTGCTCCCTTCGCATAGGATGGACGAGCTGAACGGAAGATCATCTGGTCAATCGTCGTCCACGCACCGTTAGGGGCGTTTACGACAGCCGTACCAAGTGGACCGTTACAGTTATACACCCTATACCTCACGGGTTCAAATCGGGTTTTAACCGATATATCACCGGGAGGACGTACATCACCTGCCATAACACGTTTCCTTATTCGAGGAGGCGTCTCGTTATGAGACGGTTGAGTGGAAATCCC